GACACGCTCACTGGCAAAGACCACTTCCTCAGAAGCGGTCGGAGCGGCTACAACATCTGCAGATTGCAGGTTGTAACCAAAGGTGATCATTTTCAGCTGATCAGGCTTTTCTAAAATTGTGTTTGCAAGTTTGGTAAAACTCATATGAAATTCCGTAAACTCATTGGAACTTCGAGGTTTGTCAAATTGTGCATCAACCGACACATATGTAAATACATATTTTGGGGAACGCCCTGGTAGATGTCAACACACATCCATTACTAAAAGTTTACATTGACTTATACTAATAGCAGGTAACTATGTGTGAGGGATATATTTTGGTTTATATGGACTTTATATCAGAAGCCCGGGGTGCAACTTAGTTGCCTGAGCACAGAGTACAAACCCTCTGGTCGGAATCTTCCTTGTATCGGGTGATCATATCATCCCAAATAGGAAAATCCCTAGTCATGTAGGGTTGTAGCTCATTCTCAGCCACAATCTCAAGCATCATCTTTCGACGTTTCTGGAATTCTTCCTTCCCATAGAAGAAATATTCCATTAATGCCGTGTGCATGATCTCAACACTGTGCTGCTCAATACAGAGTACTTGGCCGGGAATATGTTTGGTCAACATTTTCTCGATAGAAGAGTGATCCAAAATAGCCACATGTGACTGTAATTCTGGTTCAAATCGCCAAGATCTCTTCAAAAACGAAGCTTGTGAGATATCAATAAAAGGTACTGATTCTGCTAATTTGTCAGCCATGGTATACTTGACACCAATTGTTGCCAACCATTTTTGCATAATCGTATGATTGAAATTTGTAACTGATTTATGAATACCCATGATGTTGTCATCACCATAGGTTAATAATCGAACAAGTTTCTTGAACAAGCTCAAATCATTACCAGCTAACTTCCAAATATACCTCAAATATAGGGAATTCACTAAACTATTAATGATAACGGTCAATGGTTGTCCAGATGGATTGGATCCAAAGAATTCAATCAAATCACCGTTAAAATTCACAAGGGGGAAAGCTACATCAAAAGAAATTCCACGAATTACCTTAATTTGCTCCTCCTTCCAACCTGCCTCTTGCAGTATCAGGATGATGACATCAAATGCCGCCAAAATGATTTGTGCGCTCATATTCTTATCAAATTTAGAATAATCGCCAGCAACCATACGGTCTGTACCATGGGCAGTAAGGTAATGATAAATATCATCCCATTCCATAGATGTCGCATTGGTTCCTGGTGCGGCTTCAAATGCAAATCGGTTGTTTTGTGTGAGTCGTAC